GTAGCAAAGTCGTAATACTTGATGAAGCAGATTATCTCAATCCACAATCTACACAACCTGCTTTGAGAGCCTTCATTGAAGAGTTTGAGAAGCATTGTACTTTTATTCTTACGTGTAATTACGCAAATCGTATTATATCACCACTGCATTCAAGATGTCAGGTCATTGACTTCAAGGTTATTGCTGATGACAAGCAAAGAATGGCTGGTGCATTCATGCGAAGAATTGGATATATATTAGACGAAGAGAAGATAGAGTACGATAAAAAGGTAGTTGCTGAAGTCATTATGAAACATTTTCCTGATAACAGGAGAGTGCTAAACGAACTTCAGAAATATTCATCATCTGGTAAAATTGATGCAGGTATACTCTCTCAAGTTGCTGAAGTCAATCTTAAAGAATTGATGTGGGCATTGAAAGAGAAGAAGTTCAATGATGTTCGTAAATGGGTTGCAGATAATGTTGATAATGATCCTCAGAAAATCTTTCGCAAGATCTATGATGTTGCATCCGAGTATGTCCAACCATCTTCAATTCCGCAATTAATACTCATACTGGCAGACTATCAATACAAATCTGCATTTGCGGCCGACCAAGAATTGAATCTAGTCGCTTGTCTTACAGAAGTGATGGTAGAATGTCAGTTCAATTAAGGAACTAAATGTTTAAGCAATCAATACTTGCTATGGCTTTGGTGATAGGTATTGGTTATGGATGTACGCAAAAAACTGAAGAAATCAAACCTGCAGATAATGCTACGGTTTCTTTACCACAAAAACAATTTAGTTGGCCAGAAGAACGAAAGAACTTTTGGATTTCTTTAACCTTCTCAAAACTGTCATGGAATCCTGCAGTAAGACAAGCCTTTCTACCAGAGACATTGTTTGAGATCTCAACATGTATTGTAGAAACAATGGAACGAAGATATGATCTTGAAACATTTGAGAGATTGAATAATGACGGAACTACAACACCTGAATTTGTAGCAGAGATTAGTGGTGTTTCACGCCAATGTAGTCACAAAGGTATGATTGAGCAACAAAGAAGATTAATGAAACAACAAATGGAACAATCAGATCCAAAAAATATGTTATGACACCATTTGACTTTCTGAATGAAATAAATCAAGGCAAAAAAGACCTGATGGTTGATGATATTGATCATCAGGTTGAAAAGCAATACAATCCTTTCATCATTAATCGTGGTCTATCGTATTTTCTTGACACTATTATTGATGCCAATGAGATGAATATTCGGCATCACCTTGACAAAAAACTACAAAACTCCTACTTACTAAATACCATAAGGAAGAAAAAACGATTCTCTAAATGGCACAAAGCAGAGAAATCTGAACTATTAGAAATCGTTATGGAATTTTATGGTTATAGTATTAAACGAGCAAAAGAAGTTTTACCCTTATTGACAACCGAAGATATAGAGCAGATGAAGATAGTTTTAGATAAGGGCGGAATGAAAGGAGTGAAATGACTTATGGTGTTGACCAAATGATAGAGGTCACTATAAAGGAATCGGATGACTTCCTTAAAATCAAAGAGACACTAACACGTATTGGTGTCGCATCACGCAAAGACAAGACACTTTATCAGTCTTGTCATATTCTACACAAACAACAGAAATATTATATTGTGCATTTCAAGGAATTGTTTGCACTAGATGGTAAGCCTACAAATTTTTCAGAAAATGATATTGCAAGAAGAAATACAATTACAAATCTTTTAGCAGAATGGGAATTGCTTACAATAGTTGAACCAGAAAAAACAAAAGATCCTGTTGTATCTCTCAATCAATTAAAAATACTTTCATTTTCAGAGAAAGAAGAGTGGACACTTACTCCCAAATATAATATTGGCAAAAAGTCCTGACATGGGCGATTCAGTTGATTATTGGAGTACCGTGGATTCAATTAAAATACAACAAAAGTTAGGTGTTTTTCGTTTACATAATGATGTCGAAGTGCCGTCATTAGCAACAGAAAAATCAGCATGTTTTGATCTTAAAGCATATCTTAAAAAAGATGCTAAACTTTTAGCATTCAATCAGTATAATCATAAAAAAGAAGTAACGCTAAAAGGTGATTATCTTGAAATGATACCTAAGTGGAGATATCTTATTCCGACTGGACTGATATTTGACATACCTGTTGGTTATTATGTTAAAGTGCATCCTCGTTCAGGTAATGCGTTGAAAAAAGGATTGATTACTGCAAATAATACTGGAATTATCGATGAGGATTATGTAGAAGAATGTAATTGCATAATGATAAATTTATCAGATGATCCATATACAGTTGAAGACGGTGATAGAGTAGCACAAGCAGAATTAAGAAGAACAGAGTATTATTCTATTGAAAAAATTCAAGAGAGACCACAACAAAAGACTGACAGAGATGGTGGATTTGGTTCTACAGGAACTTGACAAATCCGAAATCTGTGGTATAATATTTTATAAATAGAATTATAGTTGTTATGAGGTGTGCCAATTTAGGGCACCTCTTCTTGTGGCATATTGCCACACGGAGTTAGCCATTGCGTAACTCCAAAACTAATCTCGCTAATATAGGAGATAATTATGTTGAATAGTCAAATGTCTATAACATTCCCACAAAACATCCGAGACTTTGAAAGAGCATTCCAAGCAAGCGTTGGATTTGACTCTTTTTTCTCTCGTCTATTTGATGTTGATTCTGGTGCTACTGCAAGCACAGGATACCCTCCATATAACATCAAAAAAACTGGTGAGTTTGCGTATCAAATAGAGATGGCACTCGCTGGATTCTCTAAAGACGAATTACAGGTAGAAGTGGCGGACGGCACACTTTCAATTAAGACCGTTCCCTCTGAAAAAGAGGAAGATAAAGACTTCCTTCATCGTGGAATTGCGAAGAGGCAATTTTCTCGTAAATTTACCCTATCCGACGATGTAGTTGTGAAGGGTGCAGACCTGTATAACGGGCTTCTTACTATTGACTTGGAAAGAGTAATTCCTGAGGAAAAGAAACCTCGTGAAATTCCAATCAATGATGGAGTGAAAGTTGTAGATCATAAAGTAGTATAACTTTTGAGGCGGTCTTCGGACCGCCTTTTTTAGGAGCAAAACTTGAAACTGACAAAGAATTTTTCGTTAAAAGAAATGACATTTTCAGATACCGCTATTCGTAGAAATATACCAAACGAACCTACGGTAGAAGAAGTTGTTGCATTAACAAATCTTTGTTGCCATATTCTTCAACCTGTCAGAGAACATTTCGGCAAAGCAGTCCGTATTAACTCTGGTTTCAGGTCAGTTAAATTATGTGAAGCAGTGGGAAGTTCAGGTAAATCACAACATGCAAAAGGCCAGGCCGCCGATTTTGAGATCAATGGACTATCAAATAAAGAATTAGCGACATGGGTTTATAAGAACTGTGATTTTGACCAGATTATACTAGAATTTCACGATCCAGAGGGCGATCCAAATAGTGGATGGGTCCATTGTTCGTATAGAAATGATGGTTCTAATCGCCATAATGGATTAATTATAAACGCAAAAACTAAAGGCAAGTATTTGCCATGGAAACCGTAAAAGCATTATATTGGAAAACATATTTACAGTTTTTATTTTTAATAGGTGCTTTTCAATCCAAACGAACTTGGATTGACAAGCACATACTTTTGTGTTATGATAAACTAGATCAAATTGGGAGTCCCTATCAATATAGATATACCAAATTTAATACATGAGTTTTTATACTAACGTCCAAAACGTAAAAGGTCAGATTTTCTATCGTGGCATAGATGACAAAGGCCGACACTTCAAGCAAAAAGTAGACTACAACCCTTCCCTATTCATCCCTTCAGCAAAAGAATCTAAATGGAAAACCCTTGAGGGTGAGAACGTATCAGAAGTTCCATGCGGTTCTATTAACGAAGCAAGAGATTTCATTCGCAAGTACGAGGGTGTAGATAACTTCAAGATTTACGGCAATACAAACTTTCATTATTGTTTTATTGCTGATAACTTTCCTAACGATATCTACTATGATATCAATCAAATCAGTATTGCAAACATTGACATAGAGACTGGTTCAGAGAATGGTTTTCCTGATCCACAAATTGCGTCAGAAGAAGTCATATCAATTACCGTAAAAGTCAAAGGAAAATTCTATTCTTTTGGTTGTGGTGAATATACACCAAATGATGATAATGTGAAATATGTACGATGCTCTAATGAAATTCACATGTTGCAAGAGTTTCTTTCGTTCTGGGAAAAACTTGATGTTGATATTGTGACTGGTTGGAACGTAAAGTTTTTTGACATACCGTTTCTTGTCAATCGTATGAATAGGTTGTTTGACAAACCAGAATATCAACGATTGTCGCCGTGGAAGTTTGTGAGTGAGAGAACAGTTAATCAAATGGGTTTTGGTGGCACACGAGAACAACAAGCATTTGAGTTGGTCGGTGCCGCCACACTTGACTATCTTGACCTCTATCGTAAATTCACATACACACAACAAGAGAATTACAGACTTGATCATATTGCACACGTAGAACTTGGTGAACGCAAACTAGACTATTCAGAGTTTGATAATCTGCATCAGTTGTATAAACAAGATTTTCAGAAGTTTATGGACTACAACGTGAAAGACGTTGATCTTGTAGATAAACTTGAAGACAAACTAAAATTGATTGAGACCGCAGTTGTTCTTGCATATGATGCGAAAGTAAACTTTACAGATGTCTTCACACAAGTAAGAATGTGGGACACTTTGATATACAATGAATTGCGTGGCAAAGGTATTGTACTACCACCAAAGAA